TATTGAATTTGACATGACAAATGAAATTAATCAGTATCTTACAGGTTCGACATCAGGATTTACAGGATGGGGAATTGCTTATTTACCTCAGTTAGAAAATTTAACAGGGTTAACTGAAAATTATTCAGTTGGATTCTTTACAAGACACACTCAAACATTTTACGAACCTTTTTTAGAAACTTCATATAATGATTTAATATTAGATAATAGAAATTCATTTTATTCTCATAACAATAATCGTCTTTATTTATATTCTTATATCGGAGGGGTCCCAACAAGTTTAGATAATCTACCTGTTGTTACTCTTGAGAATAATCAGGGTAATGTTGTTGGAACATACACAGGTTGTCAAATAACACAAGGTGTTTATCAAATAACAACAAGTGGGATAACTGTAACAACCCCATGTATGTTTACGGATACTTGGTCTAATTTAGTTTATAACGGCATTTCATTACCTGATGTAGTTAATGATTTAACTGTATTACCTTATCAAGGTTATTTTACATTAGGTATTCAAAGTAGGGACCCTGAGTTATTTGGATTTGATTTTTACGGTATCAAACAAGATGAAAAAATACTCAATACTGATGTTAGAAAAGTTGGTGTGGTTATTAAAAAAGCATACACTTCAAATGAAGTACTAACACCTGTTACCGCATATTATAGAATATATGTTAACGAGGGAACGACTGAAGTACAAGTTCAAGACTGGACTCAAATTAATAGAGCGTCTAATGAATACTATTTTATATTTGATACAAAAGATAAAATACCAAATGAATATAATGTTGATATTAAAGTACTAACATCAGGAGAAGTAGATACTTATAAAAAAACACTAACATTCCAAATAGTTAATAAGAAATGAAAAAAGTAGTATTAAAAGAAAACGAATATATTAAGTTATTAAAATTTGTATTATCTGAAGCGTTAACACCAGGTGAAGATAAAATTGACGCAATCTTAGATAAGATTAGTCAGTCAGGTATGGAATCAATTACTCCTAAAGAAAGAGAAATTCTTGGGAAATTCACTAAAGGTATTTCAATAGAAGATGAACCATCATCTAAAGATGATTTTATGACTAAAGCTGGTGGTTTTTGGTCTTTTGAATTTCCAGGTATGCCGTCATTTAAATTTAGATACGAGTCAACTGAAGATACTGAAGATGAAAAAATACATACAGGATATCTAACAGTTGATGATAGTGATTACTATGGTGAAATTTACTGTGATACTGAAGGTAATTTTCAAACTTGTATGTTTGAAAATACAACTGAAGGAAATAATGTATTTGAGGATTATGAAGGTATTGAACACGATATTGAAGTGTTTTTAGATGTAGTCTGTAATGACCTAAAAGAAGATGATATGATTGCGTAATATGAAAAATTTAAATAACATAATTAAAAAAGTACTTAAAGAGGAAACTCAAAGATATATGTTCTTCAGTAATTTAGAACAAATGAAACGCCAATGTGAAATACTCCTTGGTAAGGATAAAAAAATGATAGAATCTATTTTAGACAATGGTCATGATTGGGCTCAAGACCACATTGCAGAATCTAAAAATAATATGGACCAAGTTTTTGATTTTATAATGAACGAAATTGAAGGTGATGATTTTAGTTCTGAAGAGGTAATGGAAGATGACAATATTATCGACGATTTAGCTATGGTAGATGATGTAAATGGAGACCCTGGCACAGCATTGGCATTATATCAAATGACTGAAGGTCGTAAAAAGGCTGGTACTAAATTATGTGCTCGTGGTGTCGCATCTGCAAAATCAAAATATGACGTTTACCCTTCCGCTTATTCAAATGGTCACGCTGTTCAAGTATGTAAAGGTAAAATCAAAGGTCTTGATGGAAAAAAACATTGTTCAGGAGCATATTGTTAATCAATTATTTTGGATTATTAAAAAATCGTAGTATATTTGTAGTCAAATCATAAATGACATGACTATAATAAAAAAACTGTGGATTAAATATCGTCTATACTTACGTAGATTAGACCGAAAGGATACCGAATTTGACATCTATATGTCTAACGTGAGGAAATGTTCCACCATATGTCGTAAACTCATTCATTCGGAAGATTCTGAACTCATAATCGCACCCATATCAGATAAGAAATATATCCGTAATGATAAATTAGGTATTTTTGTTACAATGGATGGTGGACAAGTTACTGTAACTAATCATACATACAGTTATTTTATTAAATTAAATAAAACTCAATGGGATAAATTGGTTAGTGCGTTCCGTAGAGAAATGGAATATAGAGCAATGGAAATTGAAAAAGAATTAGAAAGTCAAATTAATCATTCTCTTGACAATATTTATAATAAAATAAATTGTTAATATTAGAATCATGTCAAAATTAGATACGCAAATTAAAAAAGTATTAAAAGAAATGTCAGAAGAACCAGAATACGGAAGACTTGATAGAGGCTTAGTTCAAGATGTTATTGATAGAATATTATCTGATGAAACAGGTGAATATAAAAACGCATTGAGAGAATTAAATTCTGAATATAATACAGGACAATACTCAAGACCTGAAAGAGCTTACGAACCTCTTAGACCAGGTATTAGAGTTAGTAAAAGTATTTATTAACCTAAAGATTTTCTAATTAAAGATATTAAGACCGATTCGTTGGTCTTTTTCTTTTTAGGTTTGTATGATGTCATAACAGGTTTTTGACCTTTACCTGTTTGAGTATCTTTTTTTTCGGCCTTTCTTTTTTGTTGACAAGCAGATTGTTTTTGAGAATCGGTCATTTTAGCTGCGACCCCTACCGCTCTACATTTAGGATAACCCTTTGTATCACCCTCAGGTCTTCCACATGGTGGATGTTTACCATCTTTTTTACTACAAATATTTACCCATGGACCTTTAGGTTGTTTACTACCCTTTGGTTTTTTCTTTGTACCAAACCAAACACCTAAATCTTCATTAGTATCTTTTTTTGATTCATTTACACTATCCACTTGATAATCTGGTTTATACATTTTAAATGGTGCGTAAGCATATTCATCATCACCTTCATCAGGAGCATCTTGTCTATAATCCTTATCTCTAATATGTTTAGCATTTTTTTCTTTTTTAGAAATTTCTTTTTTAGATTTTTTAACATGACCATCTAAAGAATCGTAATTTATTTCAGCATCAACATAGTCAGATACAGGTTCAATAAATGGCTTTAAATTTTCATCAAACCATTTTCTAATTCCTGGTCTAATCGGAGGCTTATATGTACCACCAACAGTAGATGTAGTTGATGCTTCATTTAAATATTTCTCATATTCAGTTAGTTTTTTAAGAATTTCTAAAATCATATTACTTTTCATAACCAAAAAAATTGTTTATATTTACATAAATATCTAATACTATGGAACATTCAGAAGAAGACAAATTAAAATCAGAAATTTTAAATGAATTAAACAATTTAAATGATGGTGGTATCTTATTTAATTCTATTGAATATAAATCATCAGATGGTTTAAATGATTTTATCTCTAATCTAACTGACGAACAGGCAAAATTATGTTTAATTGAATCCGTTAAATACTCATTCTTAAAGGGAGTATATTCATTAGAAGAATCTGAAGTATTATCTAAATCACTTAGACTTTTATCTAAATAAAAAAAGGGACAATTTCTTGTCCCTTTTTTATTATCTATTAAGATAAGATTATCTTAATTCATTCAAATCGAATGTACGAACACCATCAACGATGATACGACCATAGAAGCGATTGTTCACCATCTTCTTCGCGTATCTTGTCATGATACCCTTGATAGGAGTAAAGTTGAATGGGTTATACATTGTTGGAGTTAATTGTAACGGTACGTATGGAGCGTAGATGTAACCAGTATCCAATAAAGAAGTACCTTTATGACCAATCAACACAGTGTTAGCTGGGAAGTATGGGTCACGGTATACTTGGTAACGACCACTTAATGTACCAACTCTCTCGATACCCATGTTGAATTGGTCCTGCTCAGGGGCCGCATTTGATACGTGGAAGTATTCCAAGTCATCAAAGATTGCACTGATTTCAGAAGATACAACAATCCAGTTAGCTCCACCTCTTAAAGTAGACTTGTGGATTTGAGCTGAAATTTGGTTGATTGCAGTAATCAACGTTTGGTTCCAGTCCTTTTGAGTGTAAGGAGTTGATTGGTTGTTCAGACGCTTCCATCCGTTGTAATCCCAACGTAATGTCCACGCTGCACCTTTACGTAAGTCACGTAAGATTTCACGGTCAATTTCAGCCGCCACTTGTTCAGATAATAAAGCTGTTAATTCAGCTTCAGCATCGATGTTGTGGAACGCTGCAACGTCTTGTGCCATTTCTGGAGACCATTGTGCTCTTAATTTTCTTTCTGTAACAGATACAGTTACTGACTCAAGGTCAAAAGAAACTTCACCAATTTTATCTTCAAATTCTAACTCTTCGTAACGTCTCCAAGCTGCTTGGATGTTAGTATTAGCAGAAGAACCACTCCATTGTGTAGCAGTTAATGTTGCTCCAGAATATCCATCAGGAGTTGACTGTCCACAAGCAATACATGCCGGAACTTGAGTGTCAATCTCTAAATAGATATAACCTTGTGTATTACATACGTTATCATAGTAACCACCGTTACCTTGAGTTGTACTTGCGAAAGTACTACCAAAAGTTGCCTGAGTACTAGTATAGTTCGGACCGTATATTGATTGACCATACTTTTGAGTTACAACACGGTATAAAAGTGGTGTATATGTATTAGTACCTAAGTTAGACGCAACAGTTGCGTTATTAGTATAAAGAACCAATCCAGATAAGAAAGATTCAGTATCCTGCTCTTGTCCGTCAGGTCCAATTAACTTACCATTACCTGCAGAAGTTAAACCTGAAAGTGCTACAATAATTTTTCTAAATTCAGTGTTAGAACCACCTTGTACAGTATAACCTGAAGGAATTAACGCTCCGTCAGACCAAGCAACTGTTGGACATGAACCTGTTAGTGTTACAAAACGTCCTTTAGAATAATCAAATAAACCTGCTGGGTTAAGACCTGGCTCAGTTCCTTCGTAGAATAAATCATAAAGGTTTTTCGCGTAAGTTGGGTTGTTAGCACTTCCTGTTCCTGAACCATAACCTGCGTCAGGACTTCCAGGATAGTTTCCAGGAGAACCTACAGGCGGGTAGTGGTCACCAGAAGTAACGTTTAATCCGTTAATAGCTGAACCACCAGAATAACCTTGGATTTGTGGTACGAAGTAGAACAATTTACCGATTGGTAAGTTCATAGCTTGTACAGAAACGATTTCGTTAGACAATAATTTAGAGAACACACGTCTGATGATAGGGAATACCACAGTCTCGAATGAACCTGAATCTGCCGTAGAAGATGCTTCGTTAATCAAATGTGACGCTTGGTTTTCATACAATTGTGCTACATTTTCTTTTAGGTGGCCTTTAAGACCTTCAAGGAACCCTAATTTGTCCCATTTGTTTACTGTGTCTTCTTTGATAACTTTCAAGTGCTTAAGACCAATGTTACCAACTAATCCACTTTCTAATAATGCTCCCATTTTTTATAGGTTTTTTATTTTTAAGTTTATTTTATTATTTTTGACATAATGTCTTTCATTCTCAAGAATTGTGGATTCTCGTAAGTCTTAGATTCAATCAGATTAACTGCTGAACCTGACTGTGGAGTTTTTTCAATAACTCTTTCGATTGACTCATTAACGAATTTCTTATTGTTGTCAATATATAATTCGTCTTTGATATTTTTATAAAGGGCTTTAGACTCTTTAAGGGATTCCGCTGAATCAAATCTTCTTAAAATGTTAATTTTTTCTTGTTTTGATGTAGAATGTTCTGTGAACAATCTTGTAGCGTAAGCAAGATTAGAATTGAATATCGCAACTTCATTAAGTTTATCTCTAAACATATTTAAAGCTTTTCTATACTCTTCATTTTTAGCTCTCAACATTTCAACTTCTTCCATGATTTCATGGTTTTCAAAAGTAAGATTTCTGTTAGGTGTAATTGCTTTTCTCAAACCACGTCCTTTTTTAGAACCGAATCCATAAGTACGTGCAGCTTCTTTAGCTTCTTCCTTAGTGAATTTCTCAGCACGTTGACTTGGCATTTCAAACACATCACCTTCTTTAAATTCAAATTTAGGTTTTCCTGTGTGAGCAGTTGGATTAACGGCTTTTTTCTTTTCGTTAAAACCACCTTTTGTTTTCTTAAAAGTAGATGCTGTTTTAGCATTACCTACTTTAGCGGCTCCGTTACCTAATTTTGCTTTAAATGTTTCCATAACAGGATTCATTTCTTCTTCCATATAGAAATCTTCTTCTTTAGATTCTTCTTCTTCTTCATCATCATCAAATGAAAAGTCGTTAGAATCCATTTCGATTTCGTAAACCATTTCTTCAGTTTCTTCTTCTTCAAGTGAATCCATTTCGATTTCATAAACCATTTCTTCAGTTTCTTCTTCTTGAGATTCACCAAATTCACCAAACTCATCGTCTTCTGAACCGTTTTGAATAAGGTATTCATCTTCTTCATCTTTTAAATGAATAAAATCACCTTCTTTCTTGATTTCAAAAGAATCAGTTGGTTTCATTTGTTTGAATGCTTTAAGAACTGTCGACATCGGTTCGTCAGATAAATCTTGAACATCAAATTCATTTTCATCTTCGTCACCTTCGTCAGATAAATCCATCATATCGAATCCTTCCTCAGAATCTTCGTCTTCTTCTTCCGATTCGTCTTCTTCAGACTCATCTTCTTCTTCTGATTCATCATCTGATTCAATCTCGTCTTCGATTTCAAATTCATCTTCTTCTTCAGCCTCATTTTTCATAGACTCTTTTACTAATTCGCTAATTTCTTCTTTCATTGTAGAATGAAGTATTTCTTTTGCGTTTTCATTGATAGCTTCTTCCAAATTTTGTATTTGGATTAATGCCTCTTCAACTAAGTTTTTTTCTGCCATTTGTGCGTTATTTTATTGATAAATATATCGATATTCTAAAAAAATAGTTTTTTAATATAATTGGCATAAAAAAAGGGACAAAATGTCCCCTTTTAAATTTTTTTTAAACTTTGTGATTATTCAAACACTTCGTCAATTTTACTTTCACTTACTGAAGTGATTCTCCAATCATAACTAAATGATTTGTAAGCTTCAGTAACTTTAGCTTCAACATCGGTAACAGAATAACCTCTTACAAGTTTTTCTTCTCTTACTTTTTTAATTTTTCCTGTGTTCTCATCTGGCAAATCGTATTGTATTTTAGCCACAAAGTATTTTTCGTCCATTTCCATAATTATTTATTTTCCTAAATAATCGGTAAGTCTTCCCATTAAATCAAGCGATTTGTTAACTGTTCTTGCAGCTTTCATATCATTTTCTTCTTTTAGGTTTTCCTCAAACGCAAATCTTCCATCAGGTTCAGTAAATAAATAAGCTCCTGGTGTTGATGGTGATGACACCAAGTCAAAACAAATTAATTCAAAATCATCCTGAACTTCATTTTGTTCACCTACTTTTTTTAAGGAACCTACCCCTCTTGATGATATACCTAACGTCACACCTAGTCTTAATAGGTTTGCCGCTTGGTCACCCTTTGTTGATACGATACCTCTTTCATGGAACCCTGGTGAAGTTAGAAGTAACAATTTACCTAATAGAACATTACCATCCCACCACATCTCTGTAATCATATGTGATACTCTATCTAAATCTATTAATGAAGATTCAGGGTGGTTAAGTTCAGATAAAGAGGTTTTTTTACCGATATAATTCTTTATATAATTTTCGGACTCTCTTTTTAAAATTCTTTCAGGATATATTCTACCGTTTCTATTCGGTGTATTATATTTTTGTAGAACGGCATAAAATTCAAATGGTTTAGAATAATCTTTAAAATCCTTACTTTCTTGTAAGAATGTTTGATTATGTTTTTCTGTTGGAGAAACATAACCTGCGTCCATCTCAATTAAAATACCTTTTCCTGTCTCTTTTGGACCTAATATTTTGTAATTTTGCATTTTACCTTTTTATAGATAAATACTATACAAATTCTATTTTACTTTCTTTTTTGATTTTATCGTTTTTACTTAAATGAAAACTAAAATGATTAGATTTGTTAAAAATATCAGATTCTAAACAACTAACAATTTTTTTAAGTGAATTTTTTATTTCAAGAGATTTAAAATCCATAGGTTTTTTAATAAAAAAAGTAATTTCAAGATTCATAAAAGACCTTTTCTTTAATGCAATTCCTGAAGTTCGTAAGTCTAAATCAACTATAAAATTGTCATAAAAAAATTCCACATCAATATAATCCCCAATAGTATTTTTTATTTGTTTATTAAAGTAAGACACAAGTCTTATCCAAGAGTCCTCAATAGATTTGGGTTCAACCCAAGATTGAATGTTTAAGTATATTGATTTAAAATTTTTAGAATCCACAGTCCCATAAGAACATTTTATTTTTTTATACCCTTTGATAGAGCAACTTTTTCCTTTTTTCATTTACAACCTTTTCATATCTTCGTTTATTTATACATTAATAATAACACACAAAAGCATAGTTGTCAAAAAAATGTTAATTATCACAGTTGATAAAGGGGATATAGAAAAATCCCTTAAAAAATTCAAATCAAAAGTTTTAAAAACTAAAATGATAAAAGAATTACAAGACAGGAAAGAGTATAAAAAAAAATCTGACATGAAACGTCAGATTTTAAATAATGCTATTTATAAAAATTCAAAAAATACTGAATTATAAATTTTGAGTTAAATTCATTAATTTAATATATTCTTTTTTAGAATGTTTTGTATTTGTAAGTCTTTCTTTTGTTTCTAGTAAAACTTTAGTTAATTCTTCATCTGATTCTGAAATAAGAGTATCAATTTTTTTAATTGCTGTTTCTTTTAATTCAGTAAATTTTGTCTTTAAATTTTCATCACCAGCAGTTAAAATTTCTTTAACAGAATTTCTTTCAGATTCAGTTAAATTTTCTAAATATTTTTCAGCAGTCTTATTAGCAACTTTTAACATTGAACTAATTGGGACGTTTTGAGTTTTACTTTCTTTAATTATTGGTTTTTTACCTAAAGACTCAACAATTGATTTTTTAGCAATTGATTTCTTTTCAGGTTTTAATAAGTCACCATAAAATAACTCATCAATTGTTTTGTATTTGTTTTCAAGAACAATATCTTTAGTCCAACTTTTAATAAAACTTACTGTATTCTCAGATAATTTAATTTGTCTAAATTCACTAGATAAATCATCAACCAAATAAGTTGCGGTTTCTTTATCTAATTCTTTATTTTCTTTTAAATTATCATATATCGACATTAATTTACAAAAATCACTATTTTTAAGTAATTTT